CTGTATTTTTATTACCAGTAGTAACAGCATCTAAAGCATTAGCCCCTACGGCAGTGTTAAGTGATCCAGTTGTGTTCATTAATAAACTCTGAAACCCAATTCCTGTATTGTCTGCTCCAGTAGTATTTGTTGTTAAGGATTGTCTGCCAACTGCCGTATTGTTACTTGCTGTAGTATTAGCGTCTAATGCTCTTGCTCCAACAGCAGTATTATATTGTCCAGTTGAGTTTACCTCTATTGCTAAATAACCTATACCTGTATTTTCTTCTGCTGTAGTATTTGAATCTAAAGCGTTTCCTCCTACGGCTGTGTTACCAGTTCCAGTTGTGTTTGCAGTTAGAGAGTTATATCCAACAGCAGTATTATTTGAAGCCGTTGTGTTTGCAAGTAAAGCTGAATAACCTAAAGCAGTGTTAGATTCACCTGTTGTGTTATTACCTATAACTGCATATCCTACCCCAGTGTTATATTGTCCAGTTGTATTTGCACTTAGACCATGCCAACCAACTGCTGTGTTATTTGAAGCTGTAGTGTTGGCATCTAAAGCATTTGCTCCAACAGCTACGTTAGACGTTCCAGTTGTGTTTGCTTTTAAAGCAAAATATCCAATACCAGTATTATTAGAAGCCGTTGTGTTTTCTACTAAAGCTTGATAACCAACAGCTACGTTACTTGCTCCAGTTGTATTATCTTCTAAAGCATATGCACCGATAGCTACGTTTTGAGAAGCAGTTGTGTTTTTAGTTAAAGCTTCATACCCAAGACAAGTATTTTCTCCTCCCGTAGTATTAGCATCTAAAGCCTTTGCACCTACGGCTACGTTGTCTGCCCCATTTGTGTTTAATTCCAAGGCACTCAAACCAACTGCTGTATTATTACTAGCTGTTGTGTTAGAACTTAAGGCAAAAGCTCCTATTGCACAGTTTGAGGCTCCAGATGTGTTTGCATCTAATGTATCTTTACCAAAGGCAGAATTATTATCACCAGTTGTGTTTGCTCCTGCTGCATTAAAACCTACTGCTGTTAAATTTAATGCTGTTGTATTTGCATCTCCAGCATTAGCACCTACCGCAGTACAATTATTTCCAGTTGTGTTTTCTTCTAAAGCCTGATAACCAACAGCAGTATTATTTGATGCGGTTGTATTATTTTGTAGTGCTTCTCTACCAACAGCAGTATTAGTTGCACCTGTTGTATTTGCCATTAAAGCAAGATCACCAACAGCAGTGTTGCTATCTGCTGTAGTATTAGCAGTTAAAGCTTCTCTACCTACAGCTACAAGACCTGTTCCAGTTGTGTTTGATAGTAAAGAATGGTATCCAACTGCTGTATTATTACTTGCCGTAAGATTTCCAAACAATGCCCCATGTCCTATCGCAGTATTAGTAGCACCAGTTGTATTACTCCCCAAGCAACTTTTTCCAACAGCCGTATTTGAATCTCCAGTTGTGTTTCCAGATAATGATTCATAACCGATGGCAGTATTAAAGTTTGCTGTGGTATTAGCATCTAAAGCATCAGTTCCTAAGGCTGTATTTTGTGTTCCAGTGGTATTTGATAATAGTGCGTGTTTTCCGATTGCTACATTATTATCTGCGCTTGTGTTTGAGAATAATGCGCCATGTCCCATAGCAGTATTTGTGGCACCAGTATTAGAGGGTAAAGTATTATGACCAACAGCCACATTTTGACTTGATGTGGTAACAGTCTCTAATGAACTTGTACCAATACCAACATTAGAAGCTCCAGAAGTTAATGCAGTTAATGAGTTTTTACCAATAGCAGTATTATTTCCACCAGAAACAGAAGCATCTAAAGCACTTTCTCCAAGAACAGTGTTACCAGCAACAGAGTTTGCTCCTTTACCTATATTTACAGAGTTTATAGTACCATCAACAGCAAAGGCTGGCCCACCAGCAAGCGTAAATAAATTCACATGAGCATTATTAGCAGTATTTCTTAGCTGCATAATACTTGATGTTGTATTAGCAAAAAATTGGCTAGCAAAAGTTGTGCTAGGTGCTGACGATCCAGAATTATTTGTTGCTAAAGCTTGTATTGCACTATTGATATCTGCACGGACATTTGCCCCTGTAGAATTATCAATTGTCATATCATTTTGACTCATTTTCCTAATCCAAAATTTTCTCTAAGTATATCCTAAACCAGTATTAACTACCACGCCCGAAACCTACAGCAGTATAACTAAATGTTTTATCCTGTACAGCATTTCCAGCATTAAAAAACTTTATATTAAAACCAGTTCCACTAATACTTGTGAGTTCAAATCTTTCATTTGCTGATAAATCATTTGCAGTAATACCAATACTAGGCAATTGTGTGCCTGCTCCGACACTTGTTCCACTCTGCCCTGTAAAGAATGTATGGTCGAAAGTTATATCAAGTCCTGATGATGATGTACCAGATGAAATATTTGATCTTTGTTCTGTTCTTCTCTCAAGCTCTGCTGTGTACCCTAGTTGGTCTATTTCTATTGATTGTGCAGGGTCGTCACTATCCATTTCACATCTAAATTTAAACCCACGACCAACATAAGTTCCATTAACGAAAGGATTGAATCTTGAGAAATTAGCTCCATAAGTACAAGCTGTTCCACTTGATATTGTTGCACTTGTAGCTGAAGTTACTGTAAATGTATTTGCACTTGGAACTGAAA